CTTTCCCCCAGGACATGATCCAGCGGCTGCTGAAACATGACGTTGACCTGGTTGCGGCCAACTGCGCAAGGCGCCGAATGCCCACAGGTCCAACCGCGCAAAACTATGACGAGAACGGCAAGCGCAAACCTGTGTATTCGATGCCAGAATCAACTGGTCTTGAAGAAGTTGGCAGCGTTGGGACCGGCATTATGCTGATCAAGCGCAACGTCTTTGAGGGTATGTCTGAACCCTGGTTCGATATGCCTTGGCAGTACGACACCAGAGGCTACATGGGCGAGGACGTGTTCTTTTGCAAAAAGGCGCAAGAGCTTGGTTTCAAGGTGTATATTGACCATGACGTGAGCAAAGAGATCGGCCACATTGGCACGTTTGAATTCAAGCACGACCACACCTGGATCGTCAAAGAGGAAATGGAAAAAGAGGCAAGCTGATGGCACTCACAACATACACAGAGCTGAAAACATCAGTTGGCGATTGGCTCAACCGCACTGACCTGACAACTGTCATCCCTGATTTCATCGCGCTGGCCGAGGCTCAGATTGAGCGCCAACTGCGCACCCGGCAGATGATCGTGAGATCCACGGCATCGATTGCCACCGAGTACAGCGCGGTGCCTGATGATTTTCTGGAGACAAAGTCCATCAAGCTCACCGGCACCAACCCTGTCACGCCTTTGGGGTTTGAGACTGTCGATTCACTTGATGCATTGAGCGTGCAGTACCGATCCAGCGGTGTTCCGATCTTCTTTGGCATTGTGGGCGGCCAGATCCGAGTGCTGCCGATCCCTGACGCTGCCTACACCGCAGAGCTTGCGTATTACGCAAAGTTGACCAAGTTGTCATCTACCGTGGCAAGCAACTGGCTGCTGGCGCAAGCGCCTGACGTTTACCTGTACGGTGCATTGCTCCAGGCTGCGCCTTACCTGCAAGATGATGCGAGAATTGCGGTGTGGTCATCGCTGTACCAAGCAGGCCTGGATCAGTTGCAGATTGCAGATGATCGAGGTTCTACCAGTGGCGGTGCATTGCTGACCAGGGCAAAAACATTTGGGTGATTGAATGGTAACGACAACCAAGGGCGAGATGGACGAGTCACTGCTGGAAAAGCGTGAGGGGTCCATTGATACTGATACCGAGACAACGAGCTGGGTTGAGTATTGGCATGAGGGCGAGTTGGTCCATCGATCAGTCAACATGGTGCTAAAGCGCGGCGTCTTTGCCGAAGGCATCAGTCAACAAATTTGAGGATTAAGTCATGGCGAACACGCAATCTCTCTGTACCAGTTTCAAGGGTGAGCTGCTTGTCGGCCACCACAACTTTGGCACTGGCGTTGTCCGAGCTGCCACCACGGCAGACACTTTCAAGGCTGCGCTGTACCTAGCAAGCGCCACCGTCAATGCATCCACTACGGCATACAGCGCGACAAATGAAGTGTCTGGCACCGGGTATACGGCTGGCGGCGTCACAGTAACCTTTGGCACGCCCCCAAGCACCTCTGGGACTACGGCATTCGTTACCCCCAGCGCCAGCATCACCTACAGCGCAGTGACCCTCTCTACGGCCTTTGATGCGGTCTTGATCTACAACTCGACCCAGTCAAACAAGGCAGTAAGCGTCCACACTTTCGGCAGCCAGACAGTGACTGCTGGAACCTTTACGCTGACCATGCCAACCAATGATGCAAGCACTGGCCTGATTCGGCTGGCGTAACGCAGGGGCAGCACCATGGCTGCTTACGGCACAGGTTATTACGGCAGGGGCGTCTACGGCATAGGCAATGTCGTTATCAGCGGCAACCAGGCCACGGGTGCCGTTGGCAGCGTCCTGGCCGACAGATCAATTCAAGAAGATGGAACCATTGCCACCGGCAATGTCGGAACCGTCACGCTCACCATCACCATTGCCATCACGGGCAATGCGGCCACGGGTGCCGTTGGCACGCTGGCGCCAGATTCATCCAAAGCAGTCACGGGCAATGCGGCCACGCTGGCCGTTGGCACTGTTGCGCCTGCCAGGTCAATTGACCTCAACGGCAACGCTGCCACGGGTGCAGTTGACTCTGTTGGGGTAACCCTGTCCACGGCCACAACTGGCAACGCTGCCACGGGTGCTGTTGACACTATGTCTGCCGAGGTCATTTCATTCCAGGCCATTACAGGTGTTTCTGGGACTGGATCTGTTGGCAGTGTGTCAAACGTCATTGAGGTTGCGATAATCGGAAATGAGGCAGTTGGATCTGTTGGGGCAATGGTTGGGTTTGGATGGGGGTCGATCCCAGACACGTCTGAAACCTGGACCGCCCAGTCAGATACACCAGAGACATGGGCGCCAGTGTCCGACACGGCAGAGACATGGACACCAGAGTCAGACACGTCAGAGACTTGGACTCAGATCGCAGACAATTCAACATCGTGGCAGCAGGCCACATAGGGGTAAAAAATGGCAGATACGACAACGACCAACCTTTTATTGACCAAGCCAGAGGTGGGTGCAAGCACCGACACCTGGGGCACAAAGATCAATACTGACCTTGACAGCGTTGACGCAGTCTTCACGGCCAATGGCACCGGCACCAGCGTTGGCCTGAATGTCGGATCTGGCAAGACGCTGGCGATTGGAGGTTCACTGACCAACAGCGCAGGCACAGCCAATGGTGTGGCCTATCTCAATGGCTCAAAGGTTCTGACTACGGGTAGTGCGTTGGCGTTTGATGGTAGCAATTTGGGTGTGGGTGTTACGCCTAGTAGCTACGCAACGATTCCAGTTTTGAACATTGGCAAGTCAGGTACTTTTTATGGCGATGGTAATGCCTATAACTGGACTGCTGGAATGGGGATGAACTGTGTTCCTTCTGGTGCTGGCGCATGGAAAGCGATGTTTAGCAGCCAAAAGGCTTCTTTGTATGAGCAAATTGGTGGATTGCATACTTGGTACAACACAAATAGCAATCAAACAGCAGGTAACGCAATCACCTTCACCCAAGCAATGACCCTTGATGCCGATGGTGACCTTGGAATTGGCGAAACAAGTCCAGCGGCAAGACTTGATTTAAAAAGTTCAGCAACTGACTTTACTGGGGTGATACTTAATAACACAAGTACCAGTGGCAAAAAATACAATATTGTTTCTGCGGGTTCTGGCAGTTACTTTGATATTCCTACAGGGGCTTTTGGTATTCGTGACCTTACAGCAGGTGCGACTCGATTGGTCATTGACTCCAGCGGTAGCTTGCTGGTGGGGCTTACAGCGTCATCAGATTCTTCAGCGTTGGAAGTATTTAAATCCGGCGTATGGAATGCCATTTCAACAAGAGTATCAAATGACGCTTATTTTCTATATACGGGTAAAAATGCGGCTGGAACAAGATCATTTGCTGTGTTTGGAACGGGCAATGTGCAAAATACCAATAACAGTTATGGCGCAATTTCGGATGTCAAGCTAAAACAAAATATCGTTGATGCAACGCCAAAACTTGATGATTTATTGCAAGTTAAGGTGCGTAACTACAATTTGATTGGCGACACACATAAGCAAATTGGTGTTGTTGCTCAAGAATTGGAAACCGTATTTCCTTCAATGGTAGAAGAAACATTTGACCGTGATGAAAATGGCAATATTCTTGAAACAACAACGAAGTCTGTGAAGTACAGCGTGTTTGTTCCCATGCTCATCAAAGCTATCCAAGAACAACAAGCCCTCATCACAACCCTCACTGCCCGTATCACCGCTTTGGAGTCAGCATGATTACTTGGAACATCAGTCAACTTGATAGACAAACCTCAGATGGTTTTGTGACAGTTGCTCATTGGCAGTGCAATGCAACAGATGGGGATTACTCTGCATCTGTGTACAGCACTTGCTCATGGAGTGAAGGCACTGCAACCATTCCCTACGCCTCTCTGACAAAAGAAACAGTCTTAGGATGGATTTGGGCCAATGGTGTGGATAAAGACGCTGTTGAGGCATCTTTGGCTGATCAGATTGCTGAACAGAAAGCGCCTGTCAAAGCCACTGGTGTGCCTTGGAATGACTGACTCCACAGAAACCAGGCTGGCGGTGCATGAGGCCGTTTGCAGTGAGCGATACAAGATGATCTCTGACTCTTTGACAAAGGGTTCAGAGCGCATGACCAAGATCGAGTATTTGCTTTATGCCGTGATCGTGGCCGTGCTGCTCGGGCCTGGTGCCGCTGCATCACTCTTTGCAAAGATCTTTGGTTTGTAAGATGTGGACCCAATCAGTATTTTGCTTATGGCCTCAAGCGCATTCAGCGCGATCAAGCAGGGCATTGCAACATACAAAGACGTTAAGAACACTGCCGGTGACGTTAAAAAGATCGTCAACGAGATTGCTGGAATGTTTGGGCCAAACCCAACCAAAGAGCAAAAGAAGCAGATCGTTGCCGAACAAAAGCGAGTGCAAGAAGTTGCTGCCTATGACCCCAACCAGGTCATGGGAGACATTGCAAAGCGCTTGGGTGAATTCATGCGGCACCAGCAGCAGATCCAGGATTACTACATCGAGGAAGAGCGCAAGTCAAAAGAGGAAGTCTATGACGGCGCAGACTCTCTGGCAGAGCGTGCCTTGCAGCGTACCCTTGTGCTCACCCAGTTGAGACAGATGGAGACTGACTTGCGTGAGCAAATGATCTATCAGTCACCACCAGAGTTGGGAGATCTTTGGACACGGTTCAACGAGATGCGTGAGCAGATCTCAGTTGAGCAAGAGCAAGCCAGGGCAGTACGAGATCAACGTGAGGCGCAGGCGAAATGGCAACGAAGACGGGTAATCGCGGACCTGCAAGACAAAGCAATCTACCTGGGAGCCGCCTTGTTGATAATCGTGTATCTCAGCGTGTTTTGGTCCCTCCTAGTGATGGACCGAAAGACAAGATGGGGTTTTTGATTGCGCTCATTGCGATGGTTCTGGTGTTTTGCTTGATGCTGCCGATAATTTCGATAATATATTTCGATACCCTGGCAGTGCAAAAAGAGAGCAAAGCCCAGATTGATCGCATGGAGAGGCTGCGCAAGCAGCTCGAGGAAGACCGAAAGAAGATGGGCCATGACAACAGGAAGGAAGAGTAAATGAGATTGCTGTTTTGTCTGACCATCATGGTCCTGGCTGGGTGCGAGGATCGGTATCGATATACCTGCCAGAACCCCAGCAACTTTGAATTAAAAGAGTGCCAGAAACCTCAGTGTCAATTCACGCAGACGTGCCCAGAGTATCTTGTTGCTCCAGTGCTTGAAAAGAAGGTGGAACCCGATGTTGTCAAATCAAAGTAAATACAGCGCCGAAGAGATCGAGGTCCGAATCTGGGGCTTTGTTGTGGTGATGATCACCATCATCTTGTTTGGCATTGTGATCGCCTTGCTCTACAGCGTGACATTTGTGACGCAACCCATCAAGTCAATGGCGCCCATTGACCAGGCTTACACCAAGATGCTCAATGACATTGTGCTGCTGATCGTTGGCGGTATCGGCGGCATTGTGGGCAAGCGTGCGGTTGGGGCCGTAACTGCCGCGATAAACCCTGCACCGCCACCTACACCTGCCCCGGCTGCACCAGCGCCTTCTAGCCCTGTTTCTGCGCCTCCCAGCGGTGCTCTGCCAGTCTGGATCAATCCACCCCTGGATGAGAGCTGGACGCCGCCACCTCCACCGACAACGCCACCCGAGCACCTGGAACCCGATCACGTCCGCGAGGAGATCGCGGCAGCAAGACGTGAGGCTGGGCAGTGAATCCATACATGATCATCGCGGCCATGATTGCTGTTGGCGGTGCCTACGCTTACGGCCATCATGCTGGGTATGCTGACCGTGACGCTGAGATGCAGGCTCACATTGCCAAGCTCAATGAAGAGTCACGCGCCAAAGAGCAAGAGCTGGCAAGCTCACTCAACAACCAAACCGAAACATTGCGAAAGGCCAAGAATGAGATCAACAAAAAACAGTCTGACATTAATGCTCTTGTTGACGCTGGCCGGTTGCGCCTCCCGGTCCCAGCCGCCCCAAGTTGCGTTTCAGCCACCCCAGATGCCGCCCCTGCCGTCAGAGATCGGGACGAAGCAAGACCCGACCCTTACAGAGAGGCTATTAAAGCTGTTGTCGCCATCGCAATCGAGGGAGACAGAAACACAGTCCAGCTCAACGCCTGCATCGATACCTACAACAAAGTGAGGGAGCAGATCAATGGTAAATAGTGATCAACTCAAAAAGCTGCACATTGGCCCCGAGTGGGTTGATGCGCTTAATGAAACCTTTGGCCGGTTCAACATTTCCACCAAGAGACAGCAGGCTGCATTCATCGGGCAGTGCGGCCATGAATGTGGACACTTCAAGGTGCTGCAAGAGAACTTGAATTACCGCGCAGCCACGCTGATGAAGTTGTGGCCCAAGCGTTTCCCCACTCTTGACGTTGCCAACCAGTACGCTGGCAACCCAAAGAAGATCGCCAACATGGTCTATGCAAACCGCATGGGAAACCGTGACGAGGCATCAGGGGATGGTTTTCGTTTTTCGGGAAAAGGTTGCATCCAATTGACCGGGCATAGCAATTTTTTTCACGCAGGCCAAGCCCTGGGCGTTGACTTTGTCATGCAGCCCGAGTTGGTTGCCACACCTAAATATGCGGCACTGACGGCAGGCTGGTTTTGGTCAACGCATGACTGCAACCGCCTGGCCGAGTCAGGGGACTGGGCAGCACTCACGAAGAAGATCAACGGTGGGACAATTGGCCTCGAAGACCGCATCAAACACATTAATGAGGCCTTGGCAGTCCTGACATGACAAACCTGTACCAGCAGCTCGAAACCCCGGCGCCACCAGATCTGCCCTCACCGGGTCAGGTCTATGACGAGCGCTTGACTGCGCAAACCCATCGCGGTTTGCTGGTGTACTTTCGAAAGTTGACCAATATCTTGTCAACGGTCCTTGGGCCTCGAGGTGGCAAGTACTTGAACCTGCCTTATGGCGCGTTTCAAGACTCAACCGACCAGACGGCAGCCAATACGACAACTGCTTACGCCATCACATTTGACACAACTGACTACTCAAATGGGATCACTCTGTCAAATTCATCACGTCTAAACGTGTCCCAGGCTGGTATCTACAACGTGCAATTCAGCATCCAATTCAAAAACACCACGAATGACTCGCAAGACTCTGACGTTTGGTTTCGCAAGAATGGAACTGACATTGCCAAGTCCAACTCAAGGTTTGGCCTGGCTCCGAGAAAAAGCGCTGGAGATCCATCGCACACCATCGCGGCCCTGAACTACTTTGTGGACCTGGCCGAGAGCGATTACCTGCAACTCATGTGGCGGCCATCAGACGTTGGTGTGTCTATCGAGCAGTACCCTGCCGGGACTAGCCCAACCAGGCCAGCGACTCCATCAGTGATTGCCACCGTGAGTTTTGTCTCGAATCTTTCCGCATAATCCCATCATGGCACTCACCGCACTCAGAATCCCCCCAGGCGTTTACCGCAACGGCACTGAATATCAGTCAGCCGGGCGGTGGTTTGACGCCAACCTGGTTCGCTGGTTTGAGGGTACGTTGCGTCCATGGGGTGGATGGCGCAAGAGATCGAGCAGCCAACTGACCGGGTCATGCCGGGGCTTGATCACCTGGCGCGACAACTCAGGGGACCGCTGGATCGCTGCCGGCACGAATTCCAAGCTGTACGCCATGAATGAGGCTGGCACGCTCAAAGACATTACGCCGACAGGTTTGACTGTTGGCATTGCTGACGCAGCCACAAAGACCGGGTATGGGTACTCCACTTATGGCAACTTTGCCTATGGCGTGCAGCGCCCAGATACTGGCAGCATCACGCCAGCAACGACCTGGAGTCTGGATACTTGGGGCGAGTACTTGGTCGCGTGCTCAGATGCTGATGGCAAGCTCTACGAGTGGCAGTTGGGATTCTCAACGCCAACCCTGGCCGCTGCCATCACCAACGCGCCAACGAGCTGCAACGCCGTGATGACAACGTCAGAGCGTTTTGTGTTTGCGCTGGGCGCTGGTGGGA